TTCCTCTACCGAATCACCGTAAATCTCCCACTCTGACTGCCCTGTTCGGGAAAATATAATCCAAAGAGCGTCATCATGCTTTGCCTTTTCGTATGCTTCTTCTGGACTGTTTGCTTTAACGTGTGCGTCCCAGTAAACAAACTGGGTGGCTTTTACTCTATATGTTTTCATTACCACAATCTCCGCCATTCGTCTGTCTTTGTATAAGCCTCTCCTGCCTCATCATGCCACACCTCATAGGCGGTGCAGTACATCTTGCCATCTTCATCGTCAATCCAAAAGTTTAGGTCATAGGTTTGATAGTCGCAATGTTCACCAGCGAACAACGGAACGTCTATTACCTGATGCCACGTATCATCTTCGCCTGATTCATGTACATCCTTTGCATGATACAACGAGTATGCAAGTAAGTAGCCATGTGCAAACTCTGGTATGTGTAGTTCGCCAGTCTCTGCGTTGACATATCTCATCTGCTTTCCCTTCTGTTTGTTTGCAGTTTTATTACCTATACAACAAACTATCTGATGTGTCAAGCATAAAAAAACAGAGCCGCCCCGAAGGACAGCCCTGCTCTTAGACAAACAATAGGATTTATGGGGCGAGGTAGAAAGGAAAACGAAAACATCCCCGCCCCATTCTTCATACATATCCCATCTGTTCCTGTTTGTCAACCCCTATATTCATACAAAGTATTCATCTTCAACAGGGCTGACAAATTCCTTACGATGTGCGCCATGCACTGGTTCTTTGTGCCGACAAAAGCTGTTGTCCACTGCTTCAAGTCTACAGCCTTTTTAGCTTTGACAAGTTCTTTGTCAGTGAACCCCAGACGTACGAGTGACATTGGTACAAGCAATTCATACTTGCCATCGTATTCTCTAGCGACAATATCGTATTCCAAATCTTCCAATCTAGGATTTCGCTTCATTCTCATCTTCCTCTAACGCATCAAGATAAACACTGATTGCTTCTCGTATCAGGTCTGCAATAGATACCTGTTGTCCATGTATCTGACTTTCATTGTGCGATATTTTAGCTAACCTATCAAAATCTTCAATCGTCATGTTCAGATTGTAGTTCTTGGTCGGCACTAACATCTTGTTCGGTCTCGCCATCTTCCCATTCTTCTAACCAGTTGCTGACATTATTTTTCTTTTTGTTAGGTACAACCTTGCTTCTATACCTACTATCTAGTAATTGTCTAGCTATCGGATTTCTTTTATTAGTATGTTTCATAATAAAGCTTTCCCAGTAGGATACCCTATCTAATATCATGGCTTGCAACATCTGTCAACTAAAAAATGTTGTTGACAATGTTTGTCGTATCGAATATACCTGTCTTGTCTTTGACATGGAGAATGAAATGAAATCACCAGCTTGGCTGATAGGATATGTAGAATCGTTAGACATACCCGCTTTGGGTAGGTACAGGTCGGATTGTCCTGTCTGCGGTAAGTCCAACACCTTTAGCGTGACAGATGACGGATTGCAGCGTCTCTGGTTTTGTTTTCACGCAGACTGCAATGTGAAAGGGCGAACAGGCGTTACTCTTACGAAAGATTTTGCCAAACACGCTTTGTCTCGAAAAGAAATACCACCACCTTCAATAGATAGTTCTGCGTTTCAAATGCCGGATACGTTTGTCAGCCTGTCTCGCAATCTTGATGCAGAACTTTATGTTCGCTCTGTAAGTGCTTATGATGCTTACCTTTCTGGTAGAGCAGACATACGTTATGACTTCAAACGTAATCGCGTTGCATACATTGTGAAGGACGGACGCACAGTTGTTGATGCGGCAGGTCGCTCAATAGATGGACGCAAACCAAAGTGGTATAGATATGGAAATAGTAAACATCCTTTCGTATGTGGCAACTTTGACACCGCATTTCTTGTGGAAGATTGTGCTTCTGCTTGTGCTGTATCAAGTCTTAGCGCGGGGGTAGCAATCTTAGGTACGAATCTTTTACCAGAACACATTGCTATGTTACAAAATTACAAAAAAGTTAACGTGGCATTGGATAAGGATGCAACCGACAAAGCACTTGACATGGTGCGTACTCTGCACAATAAGGTAAATACAAAGTTAGTCATCTTGACACAAGATTTGAAGAATATGAAGGGAGACGAACGGGATGAGTTCATTAGACAGTACATTGATTGACAGACAGATACTTGGCTTCTGTCTTAACAACGACTTCTTCGGTCGTGCCAAGAACATTCTGGACAGAAGTATGTTTCAACGTGAGATGCGTGACATTTTTGACACACTGACATACCATCACACCACCTACAACACAAACATAACAGTGGGTGAACTTGCTGTTTTGTTTGCTGACCGCTATCCTGCCATGCCGGACAGTGCGCGTAAAAACGTACACGACATCATCGCACAGCTTGATTGTGGTACGCCTGACAACATTGACTTGCACATGGAATTGGTAAACAACTTTTGGTTGCGAGACCGTGCGCGTGTCATTGGTGAAAAGGCTATCGAGATATTCACAGGCGAAAGTGAAGAGTTTGGTGAGTTGCGTAGGCTTATCGAAGCTGTGGAAGACGGGCGAATCAGTGATAAAACAACCTACACGGAAGAAACATCTACACTTGAAGAACTATTAGATGACCAAGTAGGAGACCCCGACTTCCCTTTCGAGTTCGGCCTCATCAGGGACGAGGTACAGGGTCTTGATAGGGGTAATCTGGGTATCATCTTTGCCAGACCAGAGGTGGGCAAGACTACCTTCTGCTGTTTTCTTGCGGCAAGTTATGTACGTGCTAAACAAAAGGTAGTATATTTTTCTAACGAAGAGCCAGCAAAGAAAATAAAGTTGCGCCTCATCCAATCATTCTTTGAAGTTACAGATAAAGAACTTGACCAAAATCGCGCTAAATATGTACCATTATGGAATGAGCATGTAGCACCGTACTTTAAAATCATGTCATCTGTTAACACTAGTGTCGAAGAAGTGGATGAGTATGCCAAGTTAAATAAGCCTGACATAATCTTCTGTGACCAGCTAGATAAGTTTCGCATCTCAGGCGAGTACAATCGTGGGGATGAGCGTCTTAAAGAAATATACGTTAACGGACGTGAGATTGCCAAGCGTAATAATCTGCTGTTCTGGGCAGTGTCTCAGGCCAGCAACGATGCCCACGACAGACAGTTTATCGATTATTCTATGATGGACAATTCGAAGACAGGCAAGGCAGGTGAGGCTGACATCATCATCGGTATTGGTAAGACTGGTTCAAGTGAAATAGAAAACACTGTACGACATATCTGCATATCTAAAAATAAAATCAACGGGTGGCATGGTATGATAAACGCACAGATAGACATAGCAAAGGGGGTGTATTACTGATGCGTGTACTGACGTTTGACGTAGAAACCACACACAAAGATAAACCCAGTGGGGGTACGACTGCCCTGCCCCACTTTGGTAACCGTCTCGTATCAGTGGGTTACAAGTGGCTAGGTAACAATGTAAAGTACCTTTGCTTTCATCACGCTGACCGTGAGCCTAGCACAGATGCGTTCAACATCTTTCAAGATGCACTGACTTTAGCTGACGTAGTTGTTGGACAAAACATTAAGTTTGATTTACAATGGATACGCTCTTGTAACTTTAAGTATGAGGGACACGTGTATGATACAATGGTTGCAGAATACCTTTTGGCAAAAGCGAGGCGTTGGCCTCTTGGGCTTGCTGCTCTTTCAAAAAAGTATGGCGGCATACAGAAAGAAAAAGACCTTGTTGAACCGTACCTCAAGAGCGGTACAACGTTCTATGACATTCCTTGGAATATTGTAGAAGAATACGGCATTGCTGATGTTGCCGCTACAGAACACGTCGCACTTAAACAACTAGAAGCCTTTGGCACAACCTTCGAGGAACTTTATGGAAAACGAACTGATACCGACTCTCCAGCTATCGCTTGAAATGACAGACGTACTCGCCAAGATTGAGTACAACGGTCTAAAGATAAATCTTGACACACTGGAAAACATACGGGAAGAATACGAGACAGAAATGCACGAGTTGCAACTGCGCTTGGAAAGCTTGGCACGTGATGCAATGGGAGATACGCCCATCAATCTTGCCAGCCCTGACGACAGGTCAATGCTGTTGTATTCACGCAGGGTCAAAGACAAGACGCTCTGGTCTCAGGTGTTTAATCTGGGACATGAGATGCGGGGTTCTACTCGCAAACCAAAGATGCGTAGGCGTATGAAAGCAAAAGAGTTCAAAGAAAACGTGCGCGGTCTGACATCGGTGGTGTACAAGACACAGGGCGAGAGATGTCCATCCTGCGACGGGGAAGGTAGGTTTCATCCTCTACGCAAGGACGGTACACCTAGCAAAGCGGTGCGTGTATGCAAGACGTGCAGTGGTAAGGGTGTGCTGTATCGCAGTACGGGGGAAGTTGCTGGATTCAAGCTTGTGCCACGCAGTCCAATGGACGTTGCGTCTGCTGGGTTCAAGACAGACAAAGTTACCCTAGAGGAACGCGCACCCGAACTTGACGGTGCGGCTCGTGACTTTGCAGAAGCGTACGTACGGTACAACGCCCTGCGTACATATTTGAGTACATTTGTAGAAGGTATGCAAAACAATGTTGATGAGAATGGTTTTATACATCCAGAATTTATGCAGTGTGTTACGGCGACGGGTCGCCTTTCGTCTCGCAATCCTAACTTTCAGAATATGCCACGTGGAAGTACCTTCGCTATACGCAAGGTTGTCGAGAGCAGGTTCGAGGGCGGTCAGATACTTGAGGGGGATTATTCCCAGCTAGAGTTTCGCGTGGCTGGTTTCTTAGCTGATGATGACGGTATCATGTCAGACGTACAGGCTGGCACGGACGTACATAGTTACACTGCCAGCATTATTGGCTGTAGCCGACAGGAAGCCAAAGCACACACCTTCAAGCCTCTGTATGGTGGCGTAAGCGGTACTGAGTCCCAGCAAAGATACTATCGGGCGTTCAAGGAAAAGTACGCTGGTGTCAAAGAGTGGCACGAAAGTTTGCAAAAGGAAGCGGTGAAGGACAAACAAATCAAGTTACCTTCCGGCAGACAGTATGCCTTTCCCGATGCCAAGTGGACTGAGTGGGGTACGGCTACAAATCGTACAGCTATCTGTAACTATCCCGTTCAGGGATTTGCTACGGCTGACCTGTTACCCATGTGCCTTGTACGTCTTAGCCAGCTAGTGGAAAAAAATAATTTACAGTCTGTAATATGCAACACTGTACATGATTCGATTGTCATGGACGTACACCCAGATGAAAAAGATATCTGTATCAAGCTGATGACGGAAGCTATGCTAGCGATACCTGAAGAGGCAGAAAAGCGGTACGGCATAAAATATACTATGCCTGTTGACATCGAACTAAAAATAGGATACAACTGGCTTGACTTAAATGAAGTCAGTGTGTAGAATCAATCTACGCAACCCCAATCGAAATGGAGAATGGAATGGGAAATCTTGTAAATACTGAATTGGACTCTTTGGTAGCAGCCTTTAATTCTGATGATGAAGCGGCCTTGATGGCAGCGTCTGGTCAGCAGACCCAGCAGAAGCAGACTGGTCTACCTCGTTTGAATATTAACTACGATATGGAGACGGAAGATGGTACGTCCCTTACTCGTGGTGACTGGAAAGTTTTTGTGGACGGGCAATTCTTGTACGCTCCGACTGTAAGTCTTCGGCCTATCCTTCGTACGTTTGAGTATAGCCTGTGGGACGCTGATGAGGGGGCTTTCAAGTGTAAGTCTATCCAAAAGCCTATGCTAACGGGTACGTTTGATGATACGGACGGTGGTAATAAGTGCGGTCGCCTGTCTCGTGATGAGGAAGAGACGGCATCAGAGGAAGCGCAGATGCGTTCTCGTGCCGTTGTTTGTAACCAAGTAATCTACGGGCAGATTAGCGGCTCGTTTAATACGGCTGACGGTACGGAAGTAGTGCTGGACTCCCAGCCTGTTGTTGCCTACTTTAAGCGGTCAGGCTTCAAGCCTATGGGTGACTTTATTGATGGGCTTGCTCGTCAGAAGAAGCTGATGCAACGTAATCTTATTACGCTTAATACTTCGCGTATGAAAAAAGGTAGTGTTACCTATTGGATTCCATCGCCTACCCTTGGTGCGGAAGTACCTATTACGGAAGCCGATAAGGAACTGATGGGTATGTTTGCTGAGACGGTGGCTGCTCATAACAACTATGTTATGGAAAAGAACCGCGAGGCAACCAAGATGCTTGATAACGACTACGACTTAGCAGATGATTTCCAAGATGCTAACGTCGCTTAGTATTCAAGACTTTTTGGATAAAGCAAGCAGGGGGGAACTTGATGTCTCCCCTGCATCTCTTGATGAGTTCATGCAGGACTGCCGTGATGCTGCTTCTAAACAGCTAAAGCGGGAAAAGCGTGAGTGGTATATCCGTATGTCTGGTCTTGGTCGGCCTATGTGTCAGCAACTGCTAGACAGAGACGGTGTCAAAGAAGACATGGAATACAATGCAGTGTTTCGTTTTCTGTTTGGGGACATGACAGAGGCCGCTCTCATGCTGGTTCTCAAAGAAGCTGGTGTGGACGTTACAGCCGCGCAGGAGAAGTGTTCGCTTCATCTGAATGGGTACGTAGTCAGAGGTACTCTCGACCTTATCATACGAGGCTCAGATGGCATTGAAAGGGTGTGGGACATCAAGTCTGCAAGTGACTGGGCTTTCAAGAACAAATACAAAGGTGGATACGAAAAGCTACTTGAAGAAGACCCCTTTGGCTATATCATGCAGGGATACTTGTACAGTGAGGCTATGGGTATGCCCTTTGGTGGCTGGCTTGTAGTTAATAAATCATCTGGTGAAATACTGGAAGTACCCGCTCCTGACTGGCAAGACTCTGACAGAAAGAAGTACCTAGCTGATGCAGAACAGCGTATAAAGGTTCTGCTGAATCCTGACTCTAAGGTTGTTAAGTTTGAACCAGAGGACGAAACATACCGTAGACAAGGAGAGGTTATCAAAACAGGTAACAAGGTTCTTCCTCGTAACTGTGGTTTCTGTGGCTATCGCGCACATTGTTGGCCTGACGCTATCTTACATGATAAGGTGACATCACAAGCAAAGAGTCCACCACGTGTTTGGTATACTAAGCTAAAGAAGAAAGAACTCTGATGGCATACATACTGATGAGAGATTACGATGTTGACTTGATGGGGCTGAACGCACATCTCCATCATGCGTATATCGAATCTCACACAGGCACAGGGGGAGAGAGGCGAGTTGTCTGGTTAAGGCAGCACGAAAAAGGATTACCTATCACGCTCAGAGAAAACTATTCAGATGACGGGTTTCTTCGTGCTGAAACGTACGAAAGAGATGCTCGTAGGGCAGAAAACGAACTACTAAAAATACGTCAACTATCTAATCAGGGAGCAAACATTTGCATACCACTAGCACCGCTCACAAGAGAACTCGATGCTATTCAAAGACTGTCCCCAAAACTCGCAGGATATCTAAAACAAAGACTAAACTCGATAGACCTAGTGATATGAGAAGAAGATTTGCAAAACGTACCAACTCTGGATACAGGTCACAGTTTGAACTCAGCTTGGCTCGTAGCCTGACAGAAAAGAAAGTACCTTTTGAGTACGAACAGCAAAAGTTAATCTACGTACCCGACCCTAAAACATACACCCCAGATTTCTATCTACCCGAAACAAACATCTATGTTGAGGCCAAGGGCGAACTGACCAAGGCTGACCGGGTAAAAATGATACTCATAAAAAAGCAGCACCCAAAGCTAGACATACGCTTCGTATTTATGAACGCTCGTAACAAAATATATCGCGGTAGCAAGACTACCTACGCTGATTGGTGTACCCGCCACAAGTTCCAATGGGCTGAGAAAAACATACCCTCTGAGTGGTTGAGAAAGGCAGACAACGATGAATAGCGAAGACCTAGAACGCGAGATGGAGAGGGCCAGCCTGTTGAAGAACAGGTTCTACCTGATTCTTAACAACACAGATTCTGACAGCTTCAACATGACAGCGTACGATACCACCGAACCCGACGTGGTAAACGTGGAAGATGTGCCTGCTGGGATGGTTATCCTGAACGGTATGATTGAGATGTTGGAGAATGATTTCGAACGTGTGTGGGATGCGGGTATGGCTCGTATCACCTTTGTTAATCTGGCTCAAAGTTTTCGGGCTGAGTTCGAAGATGACGAAGACGCTGATAACTTGCGGGAGATGACGGACAAGGTTATCGAACGTGAAGACAACATAGTTAAGGTAAACTTCGGAGAGAAGCAGTGAAAGACCAGTGGCACATAAACTATTATCAGAAAGAAGCCATCAAGACAGCTATCTACCCAGATGAGTACAAGATACTGTACCCTGCGCTAGGGCTAGCTGGGGAAGCTGGCGAGGTTGCTGATAAGGTTAAGAAGATTATACGAGACGGCAACACTGATTCAAATCATGCGATTGCTCTTGAACTAGGTGACGTGTTGTGGTACATTGCAAGTCTGGCTAATGACTTGGGGTATTCCATGCAAGACATAGCTGAGATGAATGTGAACAAGCTACACAAGCGTTCACGGGAAAACAAACTGAAGGGAAGTGGCGACAACAGATGACCAGCTACTATAATATTATGAAGCAGCTAGACGAAGAATACGAACGAGCAGGTAAAGAGGCGTACGGAAATGTCGATATGGTTAACAAGCCCCCACACTACAATCAGGCAGGTATCGAGTGCATTGATGCAATCAAGGCGGCGACGGGTGATGGCTACGAGTTCTATCTCCAAGGAAACATCCTCAAATACCTCTGGCGATACAGATACAAAAACGGAATCGAAGACCTCGAAAAAGCAGAGTTCTACCTCAGAAGACTAATAGAAGAG